CACTTTAGTTAAAGAAGTGTTGCCAGTCTGGGGTGAGCCACCGTCACTAAAGCGCATAAAAGCAAGGCTCGAACCGCGAGAAGAAGTTGCAGAAGTTCCATTACCAGTTAGGCGTGTGTGTGAGTAGTTGCTTGCTGTATCGCCATTGACTTGGCAGTAAATGTCCACGCCAGCCGATACTGCTAAACCTTCAAAGACTAGGCGAAGGTCTGTGTAACTACCACTTATGGCGGAAAAAGTAATATCGGCTTGGGCAGAAGTCAGCGTAGTGCTAGTTATTGGTTCATAAGTTGCTGGCATTATTTAATCCCATACAGAGCGAAGGATGAGTTAGTTGCAAGATTTCCTGTAACCATCTGAAACTTAAAAGACGTTATAGCGTTGGTGTTTTTCCATAAACCGCTTTCAAGCGAGATATTTCCAGAACCGTTATTGTCCCATCCGCGTAAAGTTCTGATAGTTTTAAACTTATTTGTGTTTGAATAATCTAGAATATCCATAACAAAACCTGTAAAAGTTGCATCTGAATAAGACCAAGAATATGGATTATTGTATGCCGCGGCAGTACCACTGCCTGAACCACTACCGACTAAGAAGTGGGAGTAATAATTGCTTTGAGTTGTATCTGAGTTCGCGAACCATAGGCCAGTCTCGCCGCCTGTTGTAGTCGCTTTTGTCAAGGCTCTTATCTGCAAATGAGAATAACTGCCACTGATGCCAGTGAACTCAATAGATGACTGTCCGCTAGTTAGAGTAAATGTCTGAATAGACTCATAGTTGGTCAGCGATACAGGCGCGCTAACCCCCATAAGTCCAGCAATTTGGTTAGCGATCATTATGCGATCGCACCCACGATAACCCAAGAATTTGCAGCGATTTTCAGACAGGCGGCAGACTTATATTGGCTGAGAGTAGGTGAGGCGCTTACTGCTCCCGCGCTTGCTACGGTGGTCGTGCCAGGTGTTACTGCCGAGATGGTGCATAGTCCAGCCCCGATATTAAGTACCGTTAGGCATGTACCGATTTCAAAATTGACTGAGGCATCTGTAGGAATCTTGAAGGCGATAGCAGTTGCCTTATTCATGACTTCTAGAACCTGATACTGGTCTGCTAGAACGGCTGTGTAGTCGGTTGTATTAGATGCGCCAATCGTAAAAGAAACGATTGAATTATATGACGCGGCGCTAAGCACGTCTCCAGTGGAAGCGGGTAGTCCAAGCATTTTTTCTCCTAATACGCCATGATTGATTGTCCGATTATACCCGATACATTGCTCCCGATGATGAATCCTTCGATCGTAGGCTCGAGAGTCGTGACTGTGACCTTCATGGAATTTGGCGTAATATCCCATGCAAGTCCCTGTGCCTGTAAAGTTTTAACTATTGTTGATCCATCAGGCTGAACGTTGGTGATCTTCAACGGCTGATAATAATCCAACTCCAGCATAGTCGCAGTCGGTACATCTGGATCGAGTAAATCGACCGTCATCTGATCGATTCTGATTGTTGTCTCGCTTCTTGTCTTGACATAAATCTTAGCGATGTTTAAAGTATCCGCATCAGTTTGTGCAACTAGATTTTCCTGATTGCTTTGATGAGGGAAGTATTTGGCGATAGAAGCAGCATCCTCATGTACTTGCTGCACTCCGCCTACGCGAGTCATGCCAGCCGAATTAATAATTAATTTATCGTCGAAACTGTAGCGGAGATCAGTGTAAGGAATGCCAGTAGTTTGATTGAACTCAATCGGAGTCTCGCCATATTTCTTAATGACATTCGTACGATTAAGGAAAACGGCTGTACCTTCATGGTTTATGTAGAAACCACCTTGTTCACTGAACTCTGCATTTTTCAAGGCATCCAGTGCCGTTCTCGCGGTTGATGGATCTGCAACACAATTCGTATTACCTGTATCCAAGGTACGCATGGATGAAGGCCACTGTACTGCATCCAGAATCTTTCCTATACGTGTGCCAGTGTCTTGGCCAGCGGTAGCGCCAGAGACAGTATCTACATTTGCTTGTTGTAGCAGCCTAAAGGCCTCTGAGCACATGATGTCCACATAACCAGTTTCTTGATTTTGTGGGTAGTAATACTTGTACTCTGTTGTATAACCTGAAAATAAGAAATATCCAACTCCGCCTACAGTGCCAGAGATACGCAACTTACGTAACGGAGTTAGGAATCCGAAGAAAGGCGATGAAGTGTTTTGCGGATTCCAGTAAGATTTAGGATCTAAAATTCGCACAATAGCAGTGCCAGTTTCAAAAGTATCTCGCATGATGTTACGACCGCGACGAATTGTTATCTGTCGAACATCTGGAGTTAAATCAACTGTTGGTTCAGGTGTTGTACTTGATGCAAGTGTGCCTGTACCTAAAACTCCATACTTAGGGTCACCAATCGTAAACGGAAATGAGAAGGTCGCGCCAGAGGTGAAGTCGAAAGAAACGGATATTTCGCAAGGTAATGTCACTGTAAAAACATTCCTTTGAGTCTGCCGATTGAAGAAGGAGATCCAGATAGTGAACCTTCAAGAAGTCCATTACGCACTGCTTCTACTAGATCCGATTCTGATACAACATTTCCTGCAACATAAACATTGACATTCCCTGCCTTATCTACTCCAGCGGATGCAGGGCCAGTACCGTAAGTTGAAGTAATGGCGGCGATTGCTGCTCCGTTATAGGTAGGAGTTCTAACGTTATAGTTGCCAGCGGCAATAGAGGCAGCAAGTGCAGCGGCCTGTTTAAGTGTCTCTATCCAGCCAACGAAAGGATCTTTAGCATTAGGAATGCCTGAATAAAACTTAACGAAAGCCTCGGTCAGCCCTTGAGACTTAGCGATCTCACCTGCAAGTTTAGTCGCTTCTGAAGTATTGCCAGTCAGGACTGCCATCTGTAATTCAACGCGCTTACGATCTTCATCTGAGAGTTTGCCCTTTAAGGCAGCAACGAGTTGGATCTGCTCTATATCGAATATGCCGCCAGCCTTCTTAAGTTTTGCCTCGTCTGCGGCCTGCTTCTTAGCCTTATCCGATGCAATTTTCTGGGCACGAATTAACTTGGCTTGCTCTATGGCGCGCTTCTTTTGTTCGGCTAGTAAAGCCTTTTGGGCAGCAGTTAATGTAGGAGTTGTTTCTTCGTCTTCCCTAGTTTCCTTGCCTACTCCAGCGACTCGCCTCAATATGATGCCTGTTGACGAATGTTTAATCAGCCACATAGCGGCTTTGATTATGTTCTTCATAATCGGATTGTCATAGATGTTTCTTACATAGGTGGCAACGCCTCTAAAGTAATTGCCTATACCTTCAGCAAGTTTAGCAATAGCCTCTGTAACTGAAGTAATGCTGCTTTCACCGCCGCCAGCAAGAATGGTTAGGGCATCTAATAATCCCTTGCCAATAGTCTCTTTAGCATTTTCAGAAGAGACTGTGAGCGCATCCATTTTGCCTGCGTAAGTCGCTAGGTATGCAGCGCTCGATCCTGCGAACTGACCGTTAAGTCTTTCCATGATCTGCTCAAAAGACATGCCAGCAAGTTCCGCATTAGTTAAACCTGTTGCGTACTTCTTGAGGCCTTTCATATTACCTACGAATGCGTTGGCTAAATCTGATGTTACCGTTTCGAGCGCGATACCCGACCCGCGTGAGATTTCAATAGCCTTGGTTAGTAAGTCCTGAGCATAAGTCAATGAGCCTGTTTGGGTAATTAACTTACCTAGCGCTGGGCGAAGTTTATCGTCTAGAACATTTGTCGAGGTCTCAAGGCTAGAGATAAATTCTTCATTGGCTGCGACTGCAAAGTCCACGCCTAAATTTTTTAATGTATTGGCTAGGGCTGCGGCTGCCTTTTGGTCATCCATAAAAGCCTTAACTGCGGCTTTACCGAATGAAGTAATAGCGCCAACTGAAAAGGCGGAAGCCATTGCCACGCCAAGTTTCTTGACACCCTTTTCAAGGCTTGAACTAGACTTGCCAGCCTTCTTGAATGCATTGGCGCCAGTAAACTCGGCGGCAATTCTAATCGCAACGTTGCTCATGCGGCTCTCTTCAAATCTACTATCTCTGTGCGCTTATTAAACTTGGCGGTTGTCTCTTCTAAAGCCTTAAATACGGCAGCGTTAGCCTTGCCCTGTGTATTAGCCCACGCTCTGAAGATCAAGCGGCCCATCATCTTGCCGTCTCTAAACTTTCCAGATCCATGAAGATTGCCAAGATTAGAGATAAATTGGTTTCCTGCATAAGGATTGTTGGATCGAGATACACCCTTGGATGCTCCGCCTGCTTTTGGCCCTACCCAGTCTTGCCCTTGGCCATTCTTACGACCAGCGGTTTCGTAGATCGCACCAAGCATAGATTTGTTTTGGATTCTAATTAAATTGGTAAAGCCATTTGAGTTAGGCTTGCTTGGAGTAGTTTTGTAAACTATACCTTTACGAATTTCTGAAGCATCATACTTAGGAAAAGAATGGCCTCGATCGGTGGGACGAACTTCCCATCCGCTCATTGGAGCAGTTTGAGGAACGAACCCGCGAGCCTCGGCAACGATCGGTTTAAGGATCCTACCTAACTCGCGGGTTAGTTCCTTGGCCAAATCAGGCGCCCATTTGTTCAACGCTTTACGAAGTGCGACGCCGCCTACTACTTCTACTGGCATTATCTTGCTCCTTCGCTATATCTTTTAACACGTCGACGTGTGCCTGTAAAGCCATCGGAGAAAGTTCTACGATGCTTTGAAAAGAAACTCCATACTCATGACTCAAGCGAGCCGCGAGATAACAAATAGAGTTTCTATCTATCCTAAAGGGTCGGAGTCCACCACATCCACGCTGACGAGCGTTTCAATAAACGCTTCGCCAAATGGTTTAACGGTTTCTCCTGATCGCCTGATCGCTTCCCAACATAACCAGTAGATGTCAGACTGGCGTTGATTTTCCACAATTGCTTTATGGAATCCCATCTTGGCGTAGTTCTCAAAAGCGTACTCGATTACAGGTGTGACCTCGTACTCGTTAACGCTTCCATCTACCCTTACTACCTTTAGTTTTGCCATGCTTGCCCCTTAGTTAGTTGATTATGGTGCTGTTGTTACTGCGATTGTACCTGAAACGTTCCATGTAACGCTCTGAGTTGAAAGATCCGCAACTGCTCCGTTAACTGGAGTTGTATTGTTAATCAAGC